AGATCAACTATCTACTGCTAGTATCTCTACTACCAGTTCTGGTTACATCATTCCAGCACTACAGGATGTCACTATCAACAACGCAGCAGGCGTATTCAACTGGACACAGTTGGATGTGTTCTCACAACTAGCGGTATCCACTCCAGCTACCAACAGCATCTCAGCTAACCTAGTGTTAGACTCAGCTACATTCTTCGCAGCCACAAACGGCGTGCCAGGATTGTTTGACTTGAGCAATGATGCAACTGAAGTTTACTTCCGTGTGTATTTTAACGGTCGTGGCTCGGGTGCCAAGTATGTAAGTGGCTCCGGCTTCGTTACTAACCTAGCACCTACTGTGAATCCAACAGCTCCAGTATGGGTCTCCCCAATCACAATCTCTGTGAATGGTGACCTAACTGCCGGCACAGTTTAATTTTAAATTAGACAAACAGTGGTAAAAGAAAGGCATCTTAGGGTGCCTTTTTTCTTTTGCGTTAAATACATCGTTAGGAGATTAATATGGACCTAAGGAATTTTTCCGATGAGGATCTGATTAAAAGTTTAGAGGCAGAGATAGCAAAATCTCTAGCCGAGATCAAGAACGCACAAGGCGACCTTGATAAGATTAACAGTAGACTCAGGTTTGCACTTGCAGTACTACACATTATTAAAGAAAGATAAAAAGGTATAAAGATGAACATCACAAATTTCGTAAAGAAACCCCAACTACTTGAAATAGCCATTGACGATGCTGACATCGTTGAAAACTATGGAGAGGCTGTTAAATTCTGGATGAAGGATCATATTGATCTTGACACTTACTTTGATTTCTATAGATATCAAAAGGAATCCAGCAGCGACCAATTAATGGCAACAATTCGTAAAATTATTCTCAAAGAAGATGGCGCTAAAGCCATTGCCGATGATGAAGTGTTGCCGCTAGATCTTACACTGGCAGTTTTAGTGAGGATCAATGACAACCTGGGAAAGTCCGGGACCAAGAAGTCAAACAAGGAGACTGGGACACATCAAGACTAATCACAATTGGAACGTTGGCAAGACACTATCGCAAATTACCTAGTGAGATAGTAGAACATGCCACAACATTCGATGTCATGGTTATGGATGTGATGACTACTTGGGAAAATTATAAAAGAGATCCTCAGAGTGAAAACAATTACAAAACTGAAGATCTTGAAGAACTGGTAAAAAGGACAAAAGGATGAGTATATTTCAAAGGTTGCAGCAGATCAAAAAAGAGATCACAGCTGAAGCCATGGCTAAGGAAGGGTTTAATCACTTTCGAAAGATTACTCCTTTTAAGTCAGGCAACGCTAAACGCAATACCTTTCTTAACAAGGATACTATCGAAGCCACTTATCCTTATGCCCGCAGACTAGATGAAGGTTATAGCCCCCAGGCTCGAGACGGTATGACAAAGCCCACTGAAGCATATGTTCAGGAATGGGTTAAGAAACAAAGTAAAGGATAACGGTTATGGCAACCATAGAGAATTTCTTATTAAGATTTAAGGTAGAAGGGCAAGGTGCTGTTGATAAAGCCAGTTCAGGCATTAAAAATTTAAGCAACGAAGTCAGTCAATTTGGTGCCAACACTGGTCCTTTAAACAACGCACTGAGTGGCATACTAGGACGTCTTGGTCCTATTGGCTTGGCTGCTGGAGCAGTGGGTGGAGCGTTTGCTGCCTTGGGCCTGCAGGCAGTTAATCTTGCTGCTGGCATTAGTGACATTGCAGGTGCAACTGGCATTGCTGAAGGCACACTGTTAAACTTTAGAACCAGCGTAATTGAAGCCGGTGGCAAAGCTGAAGACTTTGGTCAGATTGCTGCCAAGCTAAATCAAAACGTTCAAGATGCTGCTGGTGGTAATGAAAAACTGCAACAGAGTTTTAGAGCACTGGGAGTATTTGTCACTGATGCTGGCGGAAATATTCGCAGCACTGAAGCAATACTTCGAGACATTACTCAACGATTTCAAGAAGGTAATCTAAGTGGTGAGAGATATGCTGCCGCAGTGGATATTCTAGGCAAGAACATTACCAAACTTGACCTAGGTAAATTGCAGGCCATTGCTGATCCAGTTAAAGATGCTGAGATTAAAAAGTTAGATGAATATTCAGAAGCTATTGATCGTGTGCGTGATAAGTTAGAAAGAAGTTTATTAAGTTTCTTTGGCGGTGTTGCTCAACAAGCAGAAGCAGCAATGGGGAAAATTGATGCCTATTATAATAAATTAGAACAAAAAGAAAAAGAATTAAATCAACAAGGTAGAACTACTAGAGCATTTGCTGCGGGCGGACCTAGTGTTACATTGAATAATGCTCCAGGCAGCATGGGAGGTGGCAGTAGAGCATTAACTGCCGAAGAACAGGCCGCCTTACAACGACGACAATTTGAAGAACAAATGGCACGGTTAATGGCTCCGGCTGCTGGTGCTCCAAGAGGAAGAACAGAACAAGCCGCACCAGGTGGCTTTGGCAAGGCAGATCCAGAAAGACTAAAGCGTGAAGCAGAACAACGCCGCAAAGAACAAGAACGTCTAGCTGAACAGTTAGAACGTGAGATGCAGACTATTAAAGATATGACTGGTGGATATCGCCGTGCAACTCAAGCCAACATGGATCGTTATACCACACAGGTTGAACTGTTGGGCAAGACTGAATACGAACAAGAATTGATCAAAGGCACAGCAGAAATTGAAAAGAAATATGGTGATCAGATTGCTGCTCTAGAAGCTAAGAAAGCCACAGCCAAAGGGCAAACACTAAAATTAATTCAAGAATCTATTGATGAACTCGAAGGATTAAAAACCAGCGAACAAGATATCTTTGAAATCACTAGACGACAAACTTTCGAATATCAACAACAGCAAGAGGCTGTTAAACGTATTACAGATGAGATTGAAAAGCAAATTGATCGACAATCACAGTTAGGCGATATTCTGCGTGGTATTAACGATCAGAGAATTGATTTAAACTTTGAAGCTAGCCTAAAAGGCCTAGCACCACTGCAACAAGAAATTGCTAAGATTCAAGAAACAGCTCGCAAGGCAGCACTCGAAGCAGGTCGCAGTTTTTCAGCATCATTCGACAGTGAAGATGGACTGACTCCAGAACGTGCTCAAGAACTTGCTGATGGATTAGGACAAATTGCACAAGGATATAAAGATATTGCCAATGCACAAATTGAAGCAATTAATAATCTTAATCCATTAATGGATTCTTGGGAAGAATACAAGAACAAAGCATTGGACAGTTCAGAACAGATCAAGAACAGTTTTGAAAACTTTACCAATGGAATGGAAGATGCTTTGGTTAAATTTGTTATGACTGGTAAGCTAAGTTTTAAAGACCTAGCACAAAGTATCATCGCTGACTTGGCTCGTATTGCTGCCAAGCGTGCCATTGTTGCCATTGGAACCAGTTTGTTTGGATTTGCCAACGGTGGTGATGTTATGGGCAAAACACCAATTGTTGTTGGTGAACGTGGCCCCGAATTATTCATTCCGCAGAGTGCAGGTAAAATTGTTGCCAATAATGTTTTAAATGGCAGTGCTGGCGGATCATCTCAAGGTGGCGGCCAAACTGTAGTCAACTATAACATACAGGCAGTTGATGCCAGCAGTTTCCGCAGCCTAGTGGCCAAAGATCCAAGCTTCATCTACGCTGTGACAGAACAGGGCAGACGCAGTCAGCCAACAAGGACTAGATAATGTCAATACAAAATATTATAGATAAGGCACAGCAGATTGAGATCGACAAACGTAGGATAGTTGGTCAGACCATCAGCCGTAGCCAGCGTATCAAAACAGCAGAACGCAGCACAGCGCAACCTTGGCGCTTCAAGATTACCCCACCAGGTAGCTTGCCTTGGACTGCCAGTCGTGCATTCATACAGGTAATTGACTTCAATGACCGTGTTGGTGAATATGAGATTAGTCTAAACAATAATTCAGGTATGAATTACATCACAGCCTACATGGGTGCTATCACTCAAGGCCAGTTGAACAGTTTAACTATTCAAGCAGTGGGCACCAGCACTATAACAATTACAGATATGCCCAGCGTTAGTTCCAGCACTGTGATATTTGCACAAGGTGATATTATTCAACCAGCAAATAGTCGTTATCCCTACACAGTGGCTAATACTGTGACAAGAGGACTAACCACAACTACTTCAGTGACTTTACATAGACCTATAATTACTAGCGAAGGGATCAGTCTAGTTGGTCAAGGACTAGCAGTGGGAAATAGTTGCACATGGAGAGTGGTAGTGGCAGGATTGCCAACTTATCAATTGATTCCTATGCGTCAAGTTCAATACACAGGTGACTTTGAACTGATTGAAAAGGTAATTTAATGACAACCGTAATAGCAGCGTTAACCGCAACAAATATAAAACACTGTCTGTTGGTTGATATTCAAGTCAACACTACCACCTATTATATCAGCAATGCCTATGCTCCTATTGTGTTTAATGGCAACACCTACACACAGTTAGGACACTTTATGGGCATAAGTGAAATACAAGATGACCTGCGTATTACCAACAATCAACTTGGCATACAACTAAGTGGCATACCGCCAGACGACGGTAGTCCCAACTACATGTCAGTGGTATTGAATTCAAATATCAAAGGCAGTAGAGTGCAGGTATATCGTGCATTCTTTGATGTCAGCACAGGCAACTATGTGGCCACACAGGTCTACTTGAGATTCAGTGGTTATATCAGCAACTACAGTCTAAGTGAAAACTGGGATCAAGATAACAAATTGGTCAGCAACACTGTGGGCATTCAGTGTTCAAGTATTCATGCTATCATGGAGAAGAAGTACACTGGTCGCAGAACTAATGATGCAGATCAACAACGATGGTTTGCAGGAGACACTGGCATGTATCGTGTAAAAATATTAGCGGACAGTCAGTTCGACTTTGGCAAGCCATACAGTGCTCCTAGCGCACCGAGTTCAACTGACAACTCTACAGTCTTTGATGGCGGCGGAGCATGATCAAACAGGCACACACATTGATGGATGCACGACACATCATAACTTTGATGGGTCAGTTCCTCAATGAGACCAGCTATGACAAAGCAGCAGAGGCTAGCAAAGACATTGAGCATTTGGGCAAGTTGGCTTTTACTTTTATTCAAAATGGTTATGTTTGGTTGGCATTTCATGAAGAAGAACCTGTGGGCATTTTGATTGCAATCAAGGAACCAAATCTTTGGGCACCTAAAAACATTCAACTTAGAGAATTAGTGTGGTATGTGGGGCCCCTACATAGAAAGACCTCATTAGGAGGCAGATTGTTCGCAAAATACTGCGAAACAGCAGAACTTTTAATTGAAAAAGAAGAGATTGACGGTTATTTTACTACTAGAATGTCTACTACTGATCCAGTGGGTTTAGAGCGTCGAGGATTCAAATTAAAAGAATCTACATATTTAAAGGAAAAATAAAATGCCAGCATTTACCATAGCAGCCAGTTATATTGTTGCCAGCATTGGCGGTATTGGTCTAGCAGCGGCAGTTGGATCAGCAGGATTAGCATTCATTACTTCAGTAGTTGCAGTGGGCTTGGCATTGGCCACTTCAAGACTATTGGGATTAACTGGTGGTGCTGGTGGCACACAACAAGATCCAGGTGTGCGTATTCAGTTCCCCCCAGCAACACAAAACAAGATACCAATTGTCTACGGCACAGTCAATACCAAAGGCACTGTGACAGATGCTCGTATCAGTAATGAAAACAAAACAATGACTTATGTGTTGGCTCTAAGTGAGAAAACACAGACAGGAACTTTTAGCATTGGTGAAATTTATTGGAACGACCAACTGTTGGTGTTTGACGCAGACGCTGGTGAAAGTCACATTGTTCGCAGCAGTATTGACCAAAACGGACAAGGCGACAGCAATACCAACTATGATGGACTGATCCGAGTGCGTGTCTACTCAGGCGACACTAACAGCGGCAGTCAAATATTTCCTCCACAGGCCACCGGCAACACTGTGAATGCCCGCACTACACTGGACGAATCAGATACCAACTATCTATTGAATGGTCTAGTGTTTGCAGTTATTCAAATTGACTACAATGGTGAAAAAGGCATTACTGGTCTAGGTCAGGTGACGTTCCAAGTGTCAAACACACTGAACAATCCTGCATTGGTATGGAATGATTACTTGACCAGTGAGCGGTATGGTGCTGCCATTCCCACTGCACAGATCAATACCACTACCAGTATCAGCACCAGTAATGTATTGAGTGTTTTCAATTACAGCAATCAAATACCTGCTAACCAATTCTTATCAAATGGTGTCACAACTTCAACACAGGTTCGCTACCAGATGAATGGTGTTATCTCAACAGGTGACACTGTAAAAAGCAGTATGGAAAAGATTACACAGAGTGCAAGTGCATGGACTACCTTTGACTACAGTCAGGGTCAGTGGAAATTGTTGAACAATCGTGCAGCCAGCGAAGGTGAACTTGCCACAGCATTTGTATTCAATGATGACAATATTCTAGGTGAAGTTGGCATCACTGCTACTAATTTGGAAGACCTATACAATTATCTAGAAGTTGAATATGCAAGTCGCAAGATTCGAGATCAGAATGACTACTTCAAAGGTGCTATTGATGAAAGTGAACTTAATGATCTTGAGCCACCCAACACACTGAACCTGCGATTAGAAATGGTCAACAATGCACTTCACGCAGCCCGTGTGGGACTAATTGAATTGAAACAAAGTCGTGTTGATAAAATTATTACTTTCAATGCTGACTATTCAGCAATACAGTGTGAAGCAGGAGATGTGGTCAAGATTAACAATGACGTTTATGGATTCACAGACAAACTATTCCGCATTACCAAGATTCGTGAAGTTGAAGGTGAAGAAGGAACCCTTACAGTTGAGATCACAGCACTAGAATACAATTCAACAATCTACACAGATGAAACATTAACTGATTCTGCAGACACTCCAGGTTCAGGTATTCCTACATTTGGTGGATCAGCAACGCTGCCAGCACCAAGTCAGCCCATAGTGGCCACTATCTCTACAACTACACCTAGCTTTAGACTGTCAACAATCATTAATCCAGCATCAACCGCAGTGGACGAAGTGCAATGGTGGTATAACACAACCAGCACAGGTGCATTTAGTTATTTTGCCAATGAGTATCCAGCAGGTGGAACATATGCACCGGGCAGTACTGTCACTGACATTGTCAGCTTGCCTCAAGAAGGAACATTCTACTTTCAGGCCAGAACAGGATTGGGATCTAGATACAGCAATCTATCAACTTCAACATCAGTGGGCTTCTATTGGAACCCTAATGACTACGGTGGCATTTAAGGAAAAAACATGGCAAACGGCGTATTAGATTACCAACGATACCTAAACACATTACAAACTCTGAATGATTTAGGTCAGACTTTTCCCAGTAACCAACAGACTTATAATTTTAGTGTAGCTGGTGGCACAACTGCCTCTTGGACTTGCACCATCAGTTGGGAAACATTGATATTAGATACTGTAAGTTATTCAAGTCAAGCAACTGGATATATTCCCAACGTTGACAGCAGTCAAGTTATAGGTTATTATGAAGGAAGCACCAGCACACAATATAGCACTGGTGTTATCAGTTTGCCCGCCAATATGTATACTGGACCTATTCTACCAGGCGGTGATTATCATGTTCCTCTAACAGTAGTCCACTTACAATGGTTTGATGGAACCACCACATACGCACAACAAATTGGATTCATTCAGAATTGGGAGCCTGGTGTTGAGATTGCAGATCCTACTCTTGATTTTAATTATTTTCCTGTCTATTCTATACCCAGCACACTAACGCTAACTGGTGATACTGGTATTGTCTATGGTGATAACCTAACACTGACAGCCACTACAGACATGACAATTGACCTAGGCGTCAATGCAACTAGAGTTAGATTTTATCGTGAAAGCACTGGAACAAACATAGTATTAGGCACGGCTTATTTTACAGGCACAGTGGCCACATTGGTTGTTCCTACAAATCCTAATTTGCCTATTGGCAATTATAATATCTATGCAGTAAGTCAGCCTAGAGGTATCTATCGTTCAGCAACTTCTAACACCTTGAATGTTCGTGTCGAAGCAGGCGTTCCTTTAATTGTCACAACATCAACCTTTACACCAAGTCAAGCATATTATTATCCTGGACATACTGTAAATTATAGATTAGGTGTTATCGCAGATCCGGCCTTTACTGCCACTGGTGTTGCCATCGCTAATCCTATTGATATTAAATTAGTAAATGCATTTACACCTTTTACTGAAACAAACATTCTATCGGCTAATTTCCAAAACGGGCAGACAACAACTAATTTCACTGTGCAAAGTTCAATGATAGATGTTAGTAGAACTTACCCACAAACACAATATAGTATAACAACTAGCACACAGAACAGCACACAATACACTGCTACTTTATTTGTATCTAATACAGAAACCGTAACAAGTAGTTGGGGTTATCAGACACTGGGTAGATATCGTGCAGGCTCAACATCAACTACTATAAATGTAGCCACAAGCACTAGTGTGACTGTTACAGGACAATCTTTTCCACTAACAATAACACAGAGTAGCACATCAACTTATTTTGATGAATCTTTTAGTATAACAGTGAACACTAATACTGCCACCTACTACACTAACATTAGCCTAATAGCTAATAATGGCAGCACTAGCACTACATTATACAGTGGAAACAATAGTGGAGCCGGTATTTTCACAGTCAGTAATATAATCATAAGCACAACTGGTACTTGGACTATTCC